GGACACAGAGACATATACAAGTTCTTAAAATAGCACCATCTATTGATGTTGGCGAAATACCTTCTATGTGCTCTCTCTTCAGTCTCAACGCACACTGAAGATATTGCTCATCAAGATCATTTTTAAGTTACTGGAGATTCTTGTGTGTCTTGTCTGGGAGATTAATAACAAAATTAGTTTTGTTTAAATCAGTTGTATTTGGGGTATCAGATCACCAGTACAAACCCAAGTCTTGAATGGATTCCTCCCCTCCTTGTTCCATCATCCCGAAACAGCTCTTTTAGATCCCTGACGTCCCTGGCAGCTGGTCTGTTGTCTTTCCCGTTCATTTGTGCTCTGATCCTTCTTGGCCCCTCCAGTGCCCTAATCCTCCCTAAGGACAAGGCGAGGCTGGTGTAATCAGGATTCCTGGACAGTTCCATGACAACAACCAAATACAAGAGTTCCCTCCCTTTCTTTGTATATAGCTCGTTCTTCCAGAAAAGGTTTCTAACCATTATGATGAGGTGATCTATGGCAGCTGTATATGATCCATCATGTGAATGAAACAAAGCTATGGCTGTTGACAGGGTCTTAGTCTTTGATATTGGTGATCTTATCTTACTTACATACGGCTGGCATCTTCCTTCAAGTGATCTATATAATGACTGAAGGCCTCCCCATCTTTCATCTCCCGAGCTGGTGAGACGCACAGCACATATTGCCCTGTTGAGTGGCCGGACTCCTGATGCAAGGATTGAGAATGGCTGTAGTGTCTTGCATCTATCATATAGGAGATTGAGCTCATCCCGACTGGTGACTAACCACCATCCTGGCTGGCAGGGTAGTGGAACATCATATATGACATCTGACAGTTGATCAGTCATTTCGGAGTCCATATATTCATCGGATGACTCCACTCCCAGATTGTTCATGTCACAGACCAAATCCAAAGAGGATCCACCCTCATTATAGATCTTGATGTCCCGTGTGTGATGGAAGGTTCTCCATATGGCAAGACCTACAGTGTTTGTGGACACTGTGATTCTGCCCTTTGTCTCAGATATTATGTCCAGTATGGCTCCAACCCCCTGGATCCCAAGAGGAATTGATCTGGTTATAGGCCCGTCCTTTGGAAAGGGAACGAAAGGATAATTTGATTCCATCACCTCAAATATCTGGACTGGTGTTGAGTCCCACTCCAAGTGTCCATGCTCCTCTGGCGCCTTGGGTATTTGTGATAAATCCCCTTTCAGCACAGGCAGGGTGATGGAGCATACCTTGAATAGGTATTCCAGCCTGGTGTCCCCACATACATCAAATGCACTGATTTCTCCCCCCCTGTTAAAACAACTAAAACAGCTAATTATGTGATCGCTCTCAAATATTTTGGCACATATAACATCATTGCTCCATATCGGAGACACCCTGTTTGGGACTATCCTTGGGTATACACTGGGGCTTACTGAGCTGTATATGACATCCCTGAGTAGAGCTATGTCGCCTTGTGCAAGCTCCGAGACCTCCAGACCCAGCCGGTTCAGTATCGACCTTCCACTGGAAGACATGATGAACGGCTCCAGCAGCCTGATGGACTTCTTTGATATTAGAGGCTTCGGCCATGTCCACTCGTGTCTCCTCATCATATGATCTACAGAAAGCCGAAGACAAACCATAGGGAGGAGCATGTCTATTCTGATGTAATCTGCCCATAACACTATGCTGCTGACTGTGTCAGATGTTCTGTCCTTTGTATCACATGACGCTATGACAGCGGACAGTAGGCTAGATGCTGCCACCAGTTTCTCTGCATCAGACATTTCAGTGATGGAGATCGCCCTGCTGCTTAGGTGTTCATACATTCCGATCCTCTTGATATCATGATAATGGAACTTCACTGATTCAGCTGGAACATATGCAAACATATTGTGTTTTAATGTGGGAAACGAAATCCTCTTAGGCACCTTGAATAAAGGATCCCTTGTTGTGGTGGTTATGCAGGAGGTGCAGCTCTCGTGCCAGTGACCGATGCCACCATAGCTCTTGAAGAGGCTCATCATTGATGTATATATAATAATAGCCTGGAAGTGGATTGTCTCATTTTTACCCCCCCTGGAATGCTTCCGGAAGGTTGATGTATTTGCCCGAACATATGAAAGTATTGAGTATGCTATATTCGGGACCCCCCCGTGTTTGGTTGCCATGTCTTGGTATCTGTGCTCAGCGTCCCCAGAGATCCATTCCATCATACCATAGAACAGGGATGGTTCAGCATCCGTTAAAGAGGCCAATAGTCCCCTGATCACTTTTGCCATCTGTGACTCAGGATGATACCTCCAATTGATGAGCTTCATTAAATGAATTGCTCTCGAGAGCAAGTCCTCTTCTCCGTAAGCAGCTGCCATTTCTGTGGGCTTGAACTTCTCCTTTGTGTAGGACCCCTGATACACAGGGTAACACCCCCTAATGAACGGGTCAATGCTTTCTGATGCAGACGTCTTGACCTGAACATAATTATGATCACATACATGGTCAGGATCTGAGTACTGCAAGAAAGCTGCTGGATGTGGGGTTGTAATGCCTATGATGTTCTTCCCCCAACTGACATGGCGGTACCTTCTTGCTGTTTCAGTGGGGCAACCCGTCAAGTGTAGATCATGGTCCCTTGTGGGGAATGATGCAAGGTAACTCATGCAAACTGCCTCCTGACCTGCTATTATTTCCACTACCTCGGAGGTCCTGTTCATCCTCATGACTGTGGATGTCTTATTCACCTTGGAGGCAATTGAGTTGAAGTACCCTCCTAGATTGGCCCCCATTATGTCATGCAATATTCTAATGTCTATCGTATCACCAGAGCATAAACTGTCAGCCAATCCCTCCATCATCTCCTTGTTGCAGCTGTGTGCCAAGTCTAGGAAGTCTGTGTTCTTGTAATTTGTAGCAGTTGCTAGCGCCCTCTCAGCCTCTCTTCTCAGCACTGCTAGCCCGTGCATGGGAGCATCGTGATTGACACTGACAGGGTCTTCAAGCAGATGAGACCAGGGAGTCTTGTTATTTATGGACATCGACCCGTAAACCGTGTATTTGTGATCCTCTTTGGAGATTTTTGATATCCAGGTCAGGTGCTCACATAAGGGGTCCGGGAACCCTCTCATCATCATGCCTAGGGGTGAAATGATGGCTGATCCCCCCATAACCTTATGATGCAAGGTTAATGACAGGAATATGTTCTTCACAGTCTTGACTCCAGTCCTCACAGCCACACGCCTCCTTGAGCCTCCATGACATACACTTATATGTGTGGACCACATTGACCTTACACGCTCTTTACCTTTCGATAGTGGATGGTTGTTGACCACCATGCAACTTAGATCATTGACCACAAACCTCCCGAGCATTATTGCAGGGCCTAACTGCATATCCTTGGATGATAGCACGGTCACAGCTGATGATACTGTGGATGCCATGTTCCCAACTGTCATGACCTGGTCATTGGACAATGGGAAAACTCTGGATGCCTGTTTTAGGGGTGATATTAGGGTCACGTTGTTGAAGTACATCATCTTGAAAAACATTAGAAGGTCAGGTGATATCCAAGTTTCCTCTACCTTCAACGGAAGACCTTTCTCCTCCATGTAGGCTGATAGAGATCTCATGAAAGATGCCATCTTTTGCTTGCAGTCATTTTTCCCCTCCTCTGACATTGTCCCATCCGGGTTGGTGAGATCTGTGTTGACCTCAACAATGAGGACTTGATTGTCACCCCCTCCAACTAAGTCAACCTTCATGTTGTGTTTTCTTGCAACAAACATTAGATCACAGGCAGTCATTATAGTCCAATATTTCTGCCTTAGGCCCTCCTTCCCTGATGGATCATTGGTCCAGCTGTATGGCTTCTCGTAAGTCAGATTCCCTCTATGAGACAATCTTGGAACATACTCTCCAGATGAGAGGTATATGTATGATTTCTTGAAAATCTCATGTGTTCTCCCCACCAGGTTGGTGAATCCGAATAACCTGTCTGTGTCATAGAACAGGTCTGTTGTCATCTCCTCCCTCATCTGTTGATTCCACTTCCTGAAGTCAATGTTCACAACATAGTAGAGGGTCCCCTCTCTGGTGGTCGACTGTTTCCTGCTCAACATATCTAGCTTCTTCTGCAGTTCTAGCATGCTGTCAGACATGGTTACCATCGGAAAATACTCCAGAAGATGATCATTTGCAAGATGCTCTGTGATGGTGAAGTATAACCTCATGGTGAATGACATCAGGGAGAAGTATCTTGCTTCATTTTTCAGCTCTCTCTCCTTTGGATACAGTCCTATGATGCAGTCATCAGTTTGGAGCCCTGATTTGTCTATCCCCTCAAGGAACTCCCGGACAGGCACCATTGAGCTGTTCAGCCACTTCAACACCCCTCTCCTGGATGTTTGGTCCATTATTGTCCCCCTCTCCCTTATCATCTGGATTAGTTCTGATCTTTTCGGTGAGATAGCTCTGTCCTTGATGCATGATGCGAGGCTGTATGTGGCAGGTATTTCAAACGTCTTCTCACACTGGACATGAGACCAATCCTCCAAATGATACCTGATGTTATGCCTGTCTATCTCTTTGTCAAGCATAAGGTTTTGCCTGATGTAGTTTGTGGCAGGGCTCCCGATCCATGTGTATGGAGGATAAAATTTGTGCTTCTTGTAATAATTGCAGAAGAAGGTCTCCTTGAACATATTGGATGTATTCCTGGAGAATTCAGGGCTTATCTGCTTGTCCATTAAAGCCACAGATCGGAGCTTCTCCAGACCTTTCTCAAGGTCAACCACCGGGTGTCCCCAAATCCTGTAGATTCCATGCAGGCATGACAGTTGCTGAATATTTTGGTTCCTTAGGACATCAAGAAGCTTTTCTACCCATATCTCATAGTTCTTCCCCAGGGAAGATACCTCGTCGATCATTGTTCTTAAAAACCTAGAGACATCCCAAACACTGGAGTCCCCGCGTGATATGATCTCCCCAACACATATTGCCTCGAAGGCTGACAGTCCCCTATAGGCTTCATTGCCTTCACTCATCACAAGATCATCCCCCATTGATATCACATCTATGAGAGAGTCCTCCTCAGGGTAGAGGCTCTTAAGGCTTGTTGAGCTGCTCAGCCTGTTGTAAACTATCATGTTATATCTTTCGGTTATCTTATCGAGTACATTTATAACATGCTGCATATTCAGTATGTGTTCAGAGCCATCCAGGCTGACTATTGCCCAAGCTGGATTGCATGTTATCACAAATGAATCACCAAAGTAATAAGAAAATGTGCTATCATTGACACGGATACTGATGGGGTCTTCAGTGGCCTTGATGCCCCTATTCTTGTTTATGACTAGGTGAGTTAATCCCAACCTGATAATGTTGAGCCTGCCCAAAACACACCCCTGATCCCAGATGTCACCCATGAGACGGAGTGACTCATCTATGAGTGACTTTGTGTCCTTCTGTGACAACACCTGGCTTAGCTCCACTGTTGATAGATGTATCATTTCCTCAGAGGCCTCCTCATTATGGTACGTTTCCTGGAGGAATTTGACTGACGCCTCACCTACGATAGATAATCCAGATATCACATAGTACCATATGATGGGGAGCAATTTACATGGATTCTCTGCCATGGGTGGGTTCTTCACTGTCCTTAATGCCCGGAGATGTTCCTTTTGATACTTGTTCTTGATATAGTCTTGGTGACTTCGCAATGCTGACTTGAGATGATAATCATTCCCATCCTCCACGGGGGATTTCTCTTTTTCCTCTCCATCATAGATTGGGTCTGACATGAACCTTTCTGTAAAAGAAGTGTCAAGAAGTGAATCCATAATTGCATCAAGATTAATGTTTTATGTTGATTTTTTTGATATGTGTTAATAACAAATTGCCTCATACTCATTGTGTGCAACCCTTGTGGGGCATGCCGTGTCCGTAGTTTGGGAAGAGGAAGCCTCGATAAATCCTCTGCCCTTAAGAAGACAGTAGGGAGCTCCCCTAACTTGTGTTAGTGATAGAACTGGTGATTTT